CAGTTATGAATATGCGTTTTACATCTATATTGAAAGATTTGATTGTTGAGTCATCAAGATTTCAAGTATTATATGACAAATTTGTTAAAGCAAAAGAAAAAGGTAAAAAAGGTTTAATGCCTTTTGAAACTTTATTTGCTTTAATTGCTGCAGACCCAACTTCTAAAATTCCTGAAGGTATGGATATGGATACGGCAAAACCTGAAGATATGGAAAAGGTTAAGATTGGTAAATACACTCAATGGTTATTGAAAAACTTTGTGACTCCTAAATTGAGTGCTGACCACCCATTGATGATTTCCGACCCACAATCAGGTCAATACAAACAAGCAATGAAAGAATACCAAGATTTATTCTTGGAAGATTTATATAAAGTTACAGGTGACTTACAAAAGTTTGAAAGATTCAAAAATCGTTTACCTCAAGAAGCAAGAGACATAAATAAACTTACACCTGAAACATTATATGATAATGTTAAGGACTTCAGTTTAGAAAAAACTAAGGCAACCGCAACTGAAAAGAAAGAAGCGTCTAAAACATACCAACACCCTGGTGCGGATATTGTATATAGAGGTCAAGAATGGACAGTTGCAAGAATTTCAGACAAAGGTCAATTAGGTAAGGATGCTGCATGTTTCTACGGAGGTTCATACCAAGAACCCGGTAAAGGTGAAACAAGATGGTGTACATCATCACCCGGACTTACTTGGTTTGATAGATACATTAAAGATGGTCCTTTGTATGTTGTTATACCTAACACAGGTAAGGCATTTACATCAGGTAAAGACTTTGGTGATGTATCAGGACTTCCAGCTTACAGATACCAATTCCACTTCCCATCTAATCAATTCATGGACCCTGCGGATAGACAAATCGATTTAGTTGACTTCTTAAATACAAATGAAGAAGGTCTTAAAGAATACTTCAAGTTTGAATTTATGAAAGGATTATCAAGTGGAGGAGGAACAAAAGTTTCTGTAAACTATCCAGGTGATTCGGCATCTAAATTCATTGCACTTTACGGATTTGATGAGTTCTTCTCAACATTACCTAAAAACATTAATCGTTTAGAGTTTATTGCTAAATCATCTAACAACTTAAACTTGAATATCCCATCTACAATTGGAAACTTCAAAGATTTAACGGCTATTCACTTTGTTGGATGTGTTGCAAGTATTCCTGACACGGTATGTGGATTAGACAAACTACAATTCTTATCTTTACCTGATAATCCAAACATTCAAATGTTACCAAGTTGTATCGCTCAGATGCCAAGATTGTCAGTTATTAACATGAAAGGAAGTAACAAAAATTCAATTCCTGATAGTGTGAAAGAAAGAATCCAACAAGACGACAATTTACACTTATTTGAATAATATTTAATCAAATTTTATTATCTTTGTTTTATGGGAAACGTAGAGATAGAAATTTATATGACAAACTTTGTTGGGTTTTTTAAAAAAAATCCAGACCAGTTAAAAATGTTGATTGGTGATTTTGATGGTGAAAAATTTTATGAAAAGGTTAGAGGTTTAGCAACCAAAAATCATGAAGAAGAAAAAGAAGTCGCACCAACAAGACAACAGATGATTGATTTACTAGTCTCAATGAATAAAGAAAGAGAGATATCAGACATCAAAAAAGTGGTGAAACCTTTCATGGAACATCACATGGGAAAAATCAATTTGAATTAAAAAAAGTCAAATCCCCCGGTTGAATAAGTCGGGGGTTTTTTATATCTTTATTCTATGTTAGAAGTAGAAGGTAAAACATTTCATAAGTTTGTTGAGATTAAGAACTATAGAACTAGTCTATATCTTAATTATTGCGATATAAATCAAAAAGATAGACATGTCTTAGGTTTGTACGTTGAAACAAAAAAGAAAGATAGGTTCTATTCAGATACTCAGTTCTACACTGAAGAGGATTTTGTTAAACATTTTGGAAATCCATTTGCTGATGTTCACTTTGATAGAAAAAGATTGTTTATTGAAGAAGGCGATGATAAAATATCAATTAAATACCAAGTTCACGTAAAAGATAGAAGAGTAGGGTCAAGATACTTCACAGAAAGAAAGATTACACAGTACCTAACATTCAACTTCAAAAAGAAAATGTTTTATTCAGGGACATTTTCAACCAAAAAGAAACAAGTTATTGGAAGAAGTATGAAGGTAAATCCTACATATTTTGCAATTGAAAGTTTTTTAAGAAACCTTAGAATTGATAATAGTGTTGGCGTGGACCAATACCTTTATTTTTTCTTAGAGAAGATTTGGGATAGAATGGGGATTGAAAACCCACAAAACTTTCAGTGGGACTGCATGAAATCTTTTTATAGTTTAACTTATTATTTGGTTAATGGTATTAAAATACCAAACGAATGGAGAAAATTCACAGGTGTATTCTTTTCTAAAAAAGAATTACAAAAATCTAATATGAATTTGGTTGATGCTGCGATGGATAAATTGAGACTCAAAGGTTCCAAAGTTAAACAGATTTTTAATGAGATGGATTGGGTTGATTTTGACAGATTGTATATCGCATATAATCTTTTGGGTATTGATAAATTTAACAAAATTGAAAACAAAGTTTTTGATGAATATTATACTACCGATGAGTTTAGTAAATCAATGGAAATGAATAAGATGGGTAGATATTATGAATGTTTTTACTCAGATAAGTATAATTATCCCAACCATTACATTGGTAGAGCATTAATTTCTTTAACATCAAAAGAGAAAGATAGAATTTTAGATTTGATACCACATTTTGATGGATATAAATGGAATACACTACTTGACCACTTAGATATGAAAAGAGAATTAGTAAATCTTGGTGAGGATGTAAAATTAAAGTTTACGAATATGAGTAGCTTTAATTTAGAACACGAGGAGTTTAGCCGTCTTTTACAATCGTATAGAAAAGGTGAAGTTGAAAGATTTTATGGTGATGTAGATATTTTAGAAACACCAATCGAATACGAAGGTGAAACATATTATCCGATACTTCTTCGTAAAACATCGGATTACGAAAAAGAATCACAACACCAACGAAATTGTGTTAGAACTTACGCTGAGAGACCTGAGTGTATGATATTCTCAATACGTAAAGGGGCTACTTATGGTGATGAAAGAATTACTGTTGAATACCAATACAGAAAAAATGAGATATTAAATGTTCAAGAGAGAGCAAAGTTTAATGAAATGCCGTCATTAAAATTTTCAGAAGTTGCTAAAATACAACTTGCAAACATCAACCTTATGTATAAACTTGGAACTTTAAAATTACCAAAGATGATTAAGAAATATCGTCACGGTAAAGTTATTGAACAACAAGCAACCTTTGATGAAATGAGTGTACGTGATAAAGGTAATGGACCAAGAGTAGTCCCAATGACACCACAATGGGACACATATACACCTGAGCTTTCATATTGGCAAAATGAAATATTAGACCAAGTTGAGATTCCACTTAATGACTGGATTGATGAATTACCATAATTATTTAATATGGAGAAAGAAAAAGAAATACCACAACACATATTGGACTACTGTAAAGAAACTGAAAATTCGGTTTTAGAGCCAAACATTATTAGAACAAGAAATATAACAAAACTTGGATTGGATACCCTAATGGAAAAAAACCAATTAGAATGGTCATCGTCAGTATATCACGAAGATAATTACCATTATTTCGAAGGACTTATAAGATGGGGTAAAAATAATGTTTGGTTATACTTTAATAAAATTGATAGTGACTCTACTTATAAATTATATATACTTAAATTTACAAACCAAGAAGTATTAATGTTATTACGTGGTTTGAATAAATATTTTACAATAGATAGAATATGAAAGTAGCCGTGGTCTACACTATGGATGGATGTCCATTTTGTCAAATGATTAAAGAAGAATTAGAAAAAAACAATTTACCGTATATCGCAAGAGACATTGAAGAATATGAAGACGAATATGATGAATTTGTTCGTATTACTGAAAATGAATTTGTCCCTGCTTTGATGTTACTGACGTTAGATGAAGAAGAAAACGCATCTAATGTAAAATTATTAGCCCCCGATAGAGATTATGAAGATATCTACGAGGGCGTTGAGATGGTGAAAACTTATTTTCTAAACTAAGATAAAATCTCTCATATATTTTGATTCTTCAAGTTCTTCACATTTACCTGTGATAATATAACTTTCTAAATCAACTAAATTACCAAATACCTCATTTAATTCATTTAGTTCAAATGGGAATACGTCTAAAATCAATGACTCTAACCATTCGTTTTTAACTTTGAATGAATTGTTATTTAAAGTAATCATCATGTCATCATTTTCAATATCTTTAGGTAATTTTACCGAATTCAAATTACAATTAAAGTTTTCACCCAAACCTAATTTGAAAACGTGATTTTTAATGTTGATTAAAAGAATATCGTAAAGTCTCATATTAGGAGAAAGTCCGTAAATTCTATCTGATATAAAACATTCATTAGACATATCGACTTTAAGTAATGTTGAGTCATTGAAATAATTTTCTATTAAAGTGATAACTTGTGAGATATTTTCATCTTTACAGTCATAGTAAATAACGTTACCTGACTCAATATACTTTATATTGAAAAGTATATTCTTACTAACGTTTGAATTAACAAAATTCTGTAATTCGTTAAATCTTTTATCGTATTTTTTATTTGAAGATATATTTGTGTTTACAGAACCTAATTCAATTTCTTTATTATATGTGATTAAATCAAAAACCCTAACATCATTAACTTTTGATGGGTTATGTTTAGTATAGAAATCCCTTAACAATTCAGATAAATCTATTGTTTTGTCGTATGAAGTAGAACCTTTAACAATAAAAAAGTTCCTGACGTTATTAACTGTGATTTCAGTTTTTGCATCAGGAACTTCACTGTGAATTTTGTTTACTATAAGGTTTGCAAAAATATTACATATGTTTTTACCATCAAGGTAATTGTAAATTTCGTAGTAACTCATTTTTTTATTTTAAGTGTTTATTTGAATAATTTTACAAAAAATAAAAATTATACTAAACACTTAATTTAAATTACTTCTTGTTGTAATACTTTTGAACGATTTTAGTAACCGCTTTTTTTACAGACTCATTTGTTTGTTGTTGTTGAGTTTGTACGGTTTGTTGTGCTTGTTGATTTTTTTTACATCCGCAGCCCATAATTTCTTTTTAATTATTTTTTATCTGACTCAGCTTGTGGTTGTTGAGTCTCAGCAACTGGTTGTTCTGGTTGAACTTGGTTTTTTTTACATCCGCATCCCATGACTTAAAGTTTTAAGTTGTTTATTTATCTATAAATATTTTTCTTTTTAATAATTTATACCCAGGATATGATAAATCAATTCTTTTTTTAGATATTTATAACATATGTCATTAAATTCGATAATAAAAAGAGTAATTAAGGAGCAGACTGAAAACGTCGTAATACTAACACCAGAAGAGTTCAAAGAAAATTTGGCATACTTCAATAATGATGTTGCATTATTAAAACGATACTACAAAAATAAAGATATAATCATTAAAGGTAACTTAGATTTATCTTACAATAAAGAAATCAAAAATCTTAACGTTATTTCTAAAATTGAAGGTAATTTAAATATCCAAGGTAGTAGTGTCGATTTATTTGATGATAATAAAGCACGTAGTGTTTCTGATTATGGTAGTGAAAGATATCTTATTAAAAAAAGAGAAATACTAAGACAAAAATTTGAATATTTAGATGAACTAAGAAAAAAAGATGCTTGGGATATTCAAAATGGAAAAGAAGTATCTTATCAAACTGAAGCTGTTTATAAATATTTAGATGAAAATGGTGCTATAAGTTACTATGATGACGGAGTTAACGAAGAAGAAGTAGTTGAAGACAAATATTTTATTTATCCTGAAAAATATGGTCACTATGGTGGAAAAATGTACACATGGTTAGGTGATGACAGACACGAGTCGGAATACATTGTTTATAATGAAGATGAAATAGAAATAGCAGCCAGAGAAGCAATACAATCAAGAATAGATGAACTTGGTTATGAAGCGTTTAGTGATTGGCTTTGGGAAGACAACTTAGATAATGATGCGGTTAGAAGTTTTTTAAGAGATTATATTTCAGAATCAGTATACGATGAACCTGAAAATTGGGGGATAGAAAAACAACTTTCTGACAACCAAGAAAAAATTGTTACGGTATACAAACAAAAAATTGAAAAATTATCTCAAAAACTACAAAGTGGAAATTTAGATAGTGAGACCACAAAAGAATTATACTCTGAAATGGAAGATATCTATACCATAATAGAGGATATTAAAGAAAACCCTGAAGGTGGTTATGATGAAGATGAAATTGAATCCGAAATAGATTCATACGTCAATGATAATGAAGATAATTTCGTTAGGTTTTTAAGAGACCAAGGATTCGATAACGAAGAAATTTTAAATTTTGTAGATATTGGAGCTATTAAAGATTATATAATTAGAAATGATAGTTGGGGTGATATTATTGGAAGTTATGATGGAAGTGAAGAAGAATATAATATCAATGGGAACATCTATATTGTAATGAGATACAATTAATTTATTTACAGACCAACTTATTTTCTTATTTTTAATTACATGGAGACAAACTGGGTATTTCAAGAACCTATCGATTTTGAGCATAAACAATACGTTATTTTAGATTATCTACAAAAAATAGATAAACAACTTAATTCTTTAAAGTTATACCCTAACTTCCAACAAATATCTTATCATTTAGCAAATATTAATTTAATTATTGAAAAGGGTCAGTTTTTAACTCTCAATAGAGTAATAAAAGACCCTGATGATGAAATATTGATTTCAGATTTAATTGCAAATGAAGTACCTTTTTTTACTAGAGAAGAAATAGGTGAAATTTACAATAGTTGCGTTTTCTCATCTGAAAAACTAAAAGATTACTTCAATCAAGCGAAGGCAATATGGGAAGTGGCTAGTGATACAATAGCCATAGAACCAATACAAAACCCCAAAAAAATTGACCCAAAGCAAGGTCTTTTTATGATAAAAGATAATGAAGTTAATCACTTGTATGAGTTTTTAATTAAACCTATTAAAAAAGGTGCGGAAGAAACTAAATGTGTAATCAAAAAACTTTGTACTTGTGAAACTGATGATTTTGAAGATAAAGTGAAAATGGTTAAAAACTCCCTTATTAAAAATTTAAATCAACCAGAAGTTTATAAAAACTTAATTCTTTTTAGAATATACCACACCAACCAGTTCCCATTCAAAGAAACAATACTACCTTTGGCGAAAAGAAAGGTAATGAATTATATGATTCAATCTAAATTAATTTCTAAAAAAAATTTGACAAATAAAGTATAATAATTTAATTTTACATTATGGATTTAGGACTATATGAAATACTGAAAAACCTCTCCAAACAATATCCAAATGATATGGAGTTTGGTTCAAAAGTGAGAATAATTCTCAAAGAAATGAACGGTGAGGTTAATACCGACTTATTAAGTACTTTAGTTGGGAAACAAGAAATGGAAACTTTGAAAGAAAAGTTAGAACCAACAAAAGAGGAGTTATCAAAATTAGAAGAATTTTTAAGTAACCTTAAAACAAACGAAGATGGGATTTAATAAGAGATTTTTAAACAAACAACAAATCCTAAGAAACCTACATCACATAATGGAATACCTTGACGCCGACGCTGTTTTTACAACGGACGAATTTTCTCGTGCCGTTTACAACCTATTCAATAGTGGTGCCGATGAAGAAACAATAATCAACTATATAAATAATAATAAATGAAAGTTAAATTAGAATACGTTTGGCTTGATGGATATACACCTGAACCAAATTTAAGAAGCAAAGTTAAAATCGTAGATTACGAATCAATTAAAAACGTAGTACAAGTTGGTAAGTTACCTGTTTGGAATTTTGACGGCTCATCAACAAATCAAGCAGATACTGGAAATTCCGATAGAATATTAAAACCGGTTAGAGTATATACAAAATATGGGTTTCCATTAGAAAACAACACAGTTTATGTGTTATGTGAGGTTATGGATTCAGATGGTAAACCACATGAATCTAATATGAGAGCAAAATTAAATGAAGAGGAAGAAGGTCTTTGGTTTGGTTTTGAACAAGAGTATTTTATCCGTGAAGAAATCAACGGAGGTATTTTAGGACACAAAAGAAACATCCTTAAAGGTCAGGGTGAATATTATTGTGGTGTGGGTCATAATGTTGCTGGACGTGATTTTGTTGAGGACCACTTAAATATGTGTTTAGAATATGGTATTGATATTACAGGAACAAACGCTGAAGTTGCGTTAGGTCAGTGGGAATACCAAGTATTTTCAAAAGGTAAATTAAAAGGTGGTGACGACCTATGGATGAGTAGATATTTCCTTTATAAAATTTCTGAAAAGTATAAATACCATATTGATTTACACCCTAAACCACTTACACACGGTGAATGGAATGGTTCAGGATTACATACCAACTTCTCAAACAATAAAATGAGAGATAATGGTGGTTACGATTATTTCATGGCTATTTTCAATTCATTTGCATCAAGACATGAAGAACACATCAACGCATATGGGTCAAACAATCATTTAAGATTAACTGGTGGATTTGAAACACAAGCGATTGATAAATTCAGTTGGGGTGTTTCTGATAGAGGAGCATCGATTAGAGTTCCACAGGACACGGCAAAAGAATGGAAAGGTTATGTTGAAGATAGAAGACCTGGGTCAAACGCTGACCCATACAAAATTATCAGAGAAGTTTCAAAATCATTAGATACTGCTGAAGAAATTTTGGAAATTAAAACTAATATGAAATCTAATGTAAATGTGTCAGGATTAAGTGAAAAATACCGAACCATTTCTAACGATGAATTGTTAAAAGAATATAGAGAAGAATAATGGAACAAGTAAATCACCCACAGCATTATGGTGGAGAAAATAATCCTTACGAAGCAATCAAAGTAATTGATGCTTGGGAATTGGGTTTTAGTTTAGGAAACACAGTAAAATATATATCACGTGCAGGAAAAAAAGGAAAAGATAAAGAACTTGAAGACCTCAGAAAAGCCCTCTGGTACCTCCAACACCACATCGAAACCCTTGAAAAGTAAAACGGGTCTTGACAAGGAAATAAATGTATTAGATGCGATAACAACACCAAATGAATTAATCCGTGAAACCTCAATTAACTTTATGTGGGGGTTTTTAGGTAACTCTATTGTTGTGTTTGCCTCAAAAGAACTGGACTTTTTAGTTTTAATTAACTATATTGTTTATTACATATTGATTTCGTATATTGTGAATAGGAAAAAATATGAAACCATGTTGGGTAAATTTATAGTACTACCAGGTTCCGCAGCTATTGGTGCGTTTACAGGTTATAAATTAGCTCAAATAATCGCTCAAACACTTTAATTATGGAAGAATGGAACTCAGACGATTTTCAAGGTAGAAGCCGAGACCGTGTAGAAAGAAACTATAGAATTCTTGCGATACTGATAGTTTTTGGATGGTTGGTAGGAACCTGTATTGTCTTATATAATATATTTGATTACATTTTTTAATCTATAATAATATGAAATATTACAAAATTATCCTTGCTGGTAGAGGTGCGGAACTTTACCCATTTGAATTGAATACTAAACAGTATGATGCGTTACGTGATGGTGGTGTTGAACAAGATGAATTGGAATACGACCAAATTTGTGAAATTTTAGAGGTCGATAGTTATTTTGATTCACCAAATGAATCAATCATGGGACCATTCCCAAATGCGTTTATTTTAAGAGTAGAAGACGAGGAAGGTAAAGTTGTTTATGAAACTGAGGTTTTAGACGTAGATAAGGTTGATTACGAAGAAAAACATTGTAGCGATAAAGCGTTTTTAATCGTCGAGGATTATTGTAAGGGTGAACAAGTTGTTTACGACATACCACTTGAAGAAGATTTTGACATTGATAAATTAAGATTAAAAGTCTATGATGTTGGTTGTAGAGTAGAAGTAATAAACGAAATCATATATGATGAAAAATCATATGAAATTTATAAATCATATGGTGATACGACCAGTAAAGGATACTATTACCATTTAACTGCAGGAATATAATAAGACATGGAATTAACACAACAACAAATTGATGACATTGATAATATCCTTTTAACAATAGATGAGGATTTATCATTTGAAGAAAAACACGAAGAAGTAATGGACACCTGTTTGGATAACGGAGTTTTTAATTTAGAAGACGACGAAGATGGGGATTTATATGAAGAGTACTCAAATTTAGTTTGGGATTATTTAGAAGAAAAATTAGAAGTATGATAGAGACAGGAAGAATAATTAATGGAGATTGTGTTGAGGTGATGAAGACGTTACCTGAGGGTTGTATTGACCTAATTGTGACATCACCACCTTATGGTGTGGGAATTGACTATGACGTACACGAAGATGATATGGAATTTAATGACTATGTTGAATTTGCTAAATCTTGGTTGACTGAAGCGTATAAAGTATTGAAAGACGACGGACGTATCGCTTTGAATATCCCTTACGAAATCAACAGACAGAAAAAAGGTGGTCGTATCTTTTTTGTTTCTGAGATGTGGCAAATTATGAAAGAAATAGGTTTTGGTTTCTTTGGTATTGTTGACCTTGAAGAACAATCACCACATAGAAGCAAAACTACCGCTTGGGGTTCATGGATGAGCCCATCCAGTCCTTACATTTACAATCCAAAAGAATGTGTAATTTTGGCTTACAAAAAACACCACATTAAGTTT